ATGCCCCAAACCGCCCAAATCATCACCAGCTACGGCAGACGCTACATTGTCCGCACGCCAAACCAGCAAAGCTACGAAGCCAGCACGCGCAGCAAGCGCACCGATTATGCCTGCGGCGATTGGGTGAACATCCAAATCATCAACGGCGAGCAAGCCGTGATTGAAAGCGTGTTGCCGCGCCAAAGCCTGCTGTATCGCCAAGATGCGTGGAAATCCAAACTCATCGCCGCCAACGTAACCCAGCTTTTGATTGTGGTTGCCGCCGAGCCCAGCCCCAGCGAAGCCCTGCTGCAACGCGCACTGATTGCCGCCGAAGCTGCTCGCATCCATCCCGTTATCGTTATTAACAAAGCTGATTTGCCTGCCACCGCCGCGCTGCAAGAAAAATTGTCGTTTTACGAAAAATTAGGCTATGAAATCATCACATTAAGCGCATTGGGCAACGTGGATATTCTGCGCGACAAGCTGCGCGGCGAAACCAATATCTTGCTTGGGCAAAGCGGCATGGGCAAATCCACGCTCACCAACGCGCTGCTCGGCGAAGCCATCGCCCGCACCCAAACCATCTCCGCCGCGCTGGATTCGGGCAAACACACCACCACCCACGCGCAATTGTACGATTTAGACGCAAGCACCAAGCTGATTGACAGCCCAGGTTTGCAAGAATTTGGCTTGCACCATTTGGCAGCGGCGGATTTGCTGCATTATTTCCCCGATTTGCGCCACCTGATTGGGCAATGCCGTTTTCACAACTGCACCCATCGCGCCGAACCCAACTGCGCGGTGAAAGCGGCGGCGGAGCGCGGCGAAGTGTCGGCGGAGCGCGTGGCGTTGTTGCAAAAGATTACGGATGAATTATTGCGCTAGGGGGGGAGGAAGAGAGGAGGGGAAAGGTGGGGCGGGCCCTGTTCGGGGCGGCCGAAAATGGAGTGGCGACGGCTCGTCGCCAAATGGTGGATTAAATGGGGTGCGCTAGTTTGCAAACAATGTCGGCAAGCCTTTGATGCTCCATTTAGGTTTTCAGGCTGCCTTTGGACTTTTGCAAAGGGTTTGGCTTATTCAACGCGCTATTTGGCGACGAGCCGTCGCCGCTCCATTTTGCTGCGGGCGTTGTCTAGGCTTTCGTGTACCACAAAAAAGGCAGCCTGAAAACGAGCGTGAACCCGTTTTCAGGCTGCCTTTTGCGTGGCGGATGTGTGGGGGAGTGATAGTTTTGTCATAGCTGCGTGAGCGGACGGACTCGCAAAAATTCCAATTCAATCAAACACAAACCCCATAATCCCACCGCCGCCCAAAAATGAGAAAAACCGCGAAAAAGTGAGCAAAAAACCATCACTTTCACGCGGTTTTTGTCATAGAACGATTAAAAACCTAGCAGGAATGATGAGCGCTTATTCTTTTATGCCGCAATCCCATAGGTAGAAGCCGTAAATCTCAAAGTCATATTCCCCTAGCTCCGCTAAATCCAGCGTTTCAACGGGGTAGATGTCTTTGTTGCTGTTGTCGCTGATGATGCGGTATACGCTGCGGCTGGTGCGCTGCAAGCGTTTGATGCGCAGCTCGTCCACTTGGCGGAACAGGTAGATGCCTTCGCGCGTGTAGCCGTTTTGCATTTTCCACAGCACGGTGCCGCGGTCAATCAGCGTGGGGTGCATGCTGTCGCCGCGCACGCGGGTGCAGAAGCAGTGCGAGGGTGGCACGCCTAGATAATCAAAGAACGAGGCGCGAAACCACATGGCTTCGGTGTCCACGGGCTCATTAACTTGATAGTCATTGTTTTAAATAATTAAATTATTTCATTGAAAATGCAAGATTATTCAAAATCATCTCCACGATGTACTATCATGTCATGGATTTTTCTTGCATTTTCAAAAAAATTTTCCTCAGTTTCTAATTCTTCCCTTGTCTTTTTCTGAATTGAATCAGCTACACATTCCATTGCCATTTGACCTTGAAATGTTGCTTGTCTGAATTTAACAATCATTTGTTCTTCACGTTGACTCAATCTAATGATATGGGCATCAAATAAATAATTCATATCAGCTCCTAACTCTACCAATTTTAAAAGAATATTAAAATCTGGGAGCTGTTCTCCATTTTCAATTCTAACCCATTCTCTATGAGAGATATTACAGAATTTAGCAATATCTACTTGGTTTATTTTCAAAAAACTTCTTCTATACCATTTCAAACGGTTGGCAAATTTTTTTATTTCTTTTTCTAACATAATTAATCCTTTAAGCTACTTGACGATTCTCAATTTCAACCGCTTTTTTCTCTGCCCCACGAGCCGCGCTTAAAATCACCGCTTGCCCGAGCTGGCTGGCGGCACGAAACAATGTCAACAATTCACGTTCATCATCGCTTAACCCGCTTTCAGGCTGGCTTGCGGCAATGGGCGCAACGGTTTTGCCCGTCATCACGTAATTTACGTCTATGCCCGCTTTTTCAAATTGGAAGAGTAGTTCCGCTTTTGGTTGGCTTACTCCTCTTTCGTAGTCGCCCCACATTCTGCCTGAAATACCACATTTTTCAGCCACTTGCGCTTGGGTTAAACCTAACTTTTTTCTTTCTTGTTTCAATCGGTTAGCAAAATCAGAAGAACTCTTCATTAAAATTTCCTTGCAATTAGGAGGAACTCTTCCTAAAATACACGCATTAACACAGCACTAACGCAAAATTAGTGCAGCAATAAGAGTGTAATTCTACCATAAAGCGAAAGGGCTTGATATGACTTTAACCGTTGAAAAATTAAAGGAAAATTTAGATAGACAAGGCAAAACGCTGGCGCAATGGGCGCGTGAACATGGCTATACGCCGCGCGATGTTTATCTCGTAGTCGGTGGGCAACGTAAGGGGCGTTATGGAAAAGGGCATGAAATTGCCGTGAAATTGGGGCTGAAAGAGAGTGTTTAAGAGTACACAGTTTAAATAATTGAAGTGTGAACTGATTAAATTTTTAAGTATGAAGTACACAGTTATTTAAAATCAAATAATTAGCTTGTTTTTAGCTATTTTGAAGTTTTACCAAACTGTGAACTGAAAAACGGAGCTAACTTCACAGTTAGTAAGAAATTATGGACTTTTTGAATGCACAAGAAATAGCAGATTTAAGGCTGCCTGAAATGCCCAAAACTAAGAAAGGTGTCATTTTGATGGCTACTCGCGAAAACTGGCAAGGCAGAAAACGCCAAGGTCGCGGTGGTGGCATGGAATACGCTATTAGCAGTATGCCAATAGAAATCCAAAACGCCATTCGTCATCAACAAACCGCCCGCCTGCTCACGCAAACCGAACCCGAGCTATTACCTGCGCTATCCGAATCCGTTGCAGGCAGCCTGAAAACCCACGATACAGACGATTTAGCCAGCAGCACGCAAGCGCAGCGCAATCAAGCAGGCGCACGGCTGGGGGTGTTGCATAAGGTGGAAGCGTTGATGTCCGAAACGCACGTGAGCAAGGAGGCGGCGATTACTACGCTGCTGACGATGGCGCAGCACCCCAGCGGGGCAGCCATTGCACAGATGTTGCGTTTAGCCAACGACAAGCGCGGTGGCGGGGCGAGCATTCCCAGCCCGCGCACGATTAAACGCTGGTTTGCCCAGCGCGATGAAAACCGCATTATGGCGAAAGTAAAACAGCCTGATATGCGCCAGCCTGAATGGGCGGTGTGTTTTTTGGCGCATTATCGCCAGCCGCAAAAACCCAGCGTTCAGGCTGCCTATAACCGCTTTGCGCGGGATTGGCAGGCGCAGCAGCCGTTAGCCAAGCTGCCGAGCATTCATCAAGTGCGGCGGTTTTTAAGCGACAAGCTGGGCAATGTGTGCCGCGAAGAGGGGCGGCTGGGCAAGCGCGAGCTGAAAACCTTGCAAGGTTATACCGAGCGCGAGTTTTTGCATCTTGACCCTGCGGCGATTTACAGCGCGGACGGGCATACTTTTGATGCGGAAGTGTTGCACCCCGATAGCGGTAAGCCGTTTCGCCCTGAAATCACAACCGTTATTGATATTGCCACGCGCAAGATTGTGGGGTGGAGCATTGATTTGGCGGAAAGCCAATTAGCCGTGTTGGACGCGATTAGCAATGCCTGCACCGATTGCGGCATACCCGATATTTTGTATGTGGACAACGGCAAGGGCTATAAAAACGCGATGATAAGCGATGCGGCAACGGGCTTAATGGGGCGGATTGGCTCAACGCTGGTGCATTCTGCGCCGTATAGCTCGCAGGCGCGCGGGGTGATTGAACGGCTGCATCAAACGGTGTGGACCACGGCAGCCAAGATGTTGCAAAGCTATATCGGCAAGGATATGGATGCGGAAGCCAGCGGCAAGGTGCATAAAGCTAGCCGCGCGTTGGCGAAACAGAATATCAGCTTAAAAGGCGTGCCTGCTTTGGCGAATATTGCCAGTTTATCCGCGCATATGATGCCTGATTGGCAGGAATTTCGCCGCTTTTGCCAAGATAGGGTAAACGAATACAACGAGCGTCCGCATCGCAGCTTGCCCAAGGTGTTGGATACCAGCGGCAAGCGGCGGCATATGACCCCGAATGAGCTGTGGGCGTTGAAAATGGCGCAAGGGGCGCAGGTGAACAGGGTGGACGATGCCGAGCGGCATTATCTGTTTTTGCCGCGCAAGCTGTGCACGGTGTTGCGCGAGCGGGTGCGCCTGCATGGCAGCTATTACGCGCACGCGGATTTGGCGCAATACCACGGCGAACACTTGCAAGTGGCGTTTCGTGCGGATAACGGCGAGCATGTTTGGCTGTTTGATGACAACGGGCGGTATATCTGCCGCGCCGATTGGCTGGCGAGCAACCGAGATTACTTCCCGCAATCCATGCGCGATAAGGCGAAAGAGAAGCGGATTGATACGCAGCTTAAACGGCTGGCGGATAAGCAGGCGATTGTGGAAGCGGCGCGACCTGCGCCGGTGTTGGAACACGCCAGCAGCGTGGATTTGGGGGGCTTGCGGCTGGATGGGGCGCAGTTGAAAGCGCAAGCGGAGGTAGCCATGGCGGCGATGGCGCGGGCATCGGATGGCGCGGCGGGCGAGGGCAAGGTGTTGAAGCTGGGGCGGCAGCCTGAAAAGGCAGTATCCACAGCGGAGGCGGAGGATTGGCAAGTGCCGACGCTGCCGAATGCGCAGTATGCGGCGTATAACCGACTGAAAGCGTTGCCTTATGAGGCTTTGAGCGCGGCGCAGCAAGGGTTTTTGGCATGGTGTGAAAGCCCGAAAGGGCAGCTGGTGATGCGCGAATGCGCGGAGCTGGAACAGATGCTGAAATTTGGTTGAGGTTTTTGATGAAACAAACAGGAGTGTAAACGCTATGAAAATAGCCAATATCAACAATTTATCTTTGGTGGCCGTGGCGATGGCGCGGCTGGTGAATCGGCAGGATGGTTTACCCGGCTTGGGCGTGTTGTATGGACCGAGCGGTTTTGGCAAAACCACGGCAACGGTGGCGATTGCCAACAAGACACAAGCCTATTATGTGCAGCTGCGCAGCGCGTGGAGCAAGAAAACGCTGCTGGAAAAGCTGTGTTTTGAAATGGGCATGGCTGCGCCGAAAACGGCGGCGGCGTGTTTGGATGCCATCTGCGAGCAGCTGGCGGCAACGCAACGCCCGCTGATTTTGGACGAGGCGGATTATCTGGTGGGCAAAAACGGCATGGTGGAGCTGGTGCGTGATGTGTATGAAGGCAGCCAATCGCCGATTTTGCTGGTGGGCGAGGAGCAGATGCCCAATAAGCTGAAACGCTTTGAGCGCTTTCATGGTCGGGTGTTGAGCTGGATTCCTGCGCAGCCTGTGAGCTTGGAGGATGCAAGGCAGCTGGCGGAGGCTTATGCGCCCAATGTGCAGCTGGGCGATGATGTGTTGCGGCATTTGGTGGAGCTGGCGCACGGCAGCGTGCGGCGGGTTACGGTGAATTTGGTAAACCTTGCCGAGGCGGCGGCGATGAATAACCTTGATGCGGTGGAGCTGGGCAGCCTGAAAAGCCTAGGCGGCTTTGAGTTTTACAAGGGCGAAAGCCCGAAACGGAGCGTGAAAGCATGAATACGGAACCGATTGAATGCACCATTTGGCGCACGATGAAGATACTGGGCGCGTTTAGCAAGGCGGAGTTGCACGCTTATGTGGCGATGACGCATAAGGTGGGGCGAGTGAAGATTGGCAGCTATGTGAACACTTTGCTGCGGCATAGCTTGCTGTGCAAGGCGGGCGATGGGCGGTTTTGCTTGGCGGTGAATGCGCCTGCGGCTGCGCCGATTTATCGGCAGCTGGGCAGAGTAAAACGCACGGCGGCTAAAACAACCAAACCCACCAAACCCAAACAGGCAAAAATTGCCCCGCCTGAAAAAGGAAAAAGCGCGGATTTTATGATTAGCGGATGGCATACACAGGGAGTTTAAAAGGTGTTTAAAGATTATATGAATGAGGGCTGGTTTGCCCTGCTTAAAGCGCGGATTGCGGCGGCGAGCTTGCGGCAAGTGGCGGCGGAGCTGGGGTATAGCGGCACAACGTTAAGCCTGATTGTGCATGGCAAGTATGCGGGCAAAACCGACCGCGTGGCGGCTGCGGTGGCGGCGCGGTATGAAACGGTGGCGTGCCCGTATCAAGGTAAAACCATACCGCTGCATGAATGCCGCAGCACGGCGCAGGGCAAAGCACCCACGCACAATCCGATGAAAATGCAGCAATGGCTGGCGTGTCAAAAATGCGCCAAACGCTGCGGGTGATATTTTTTTTGCCTATTGTTTTTATTAACTATTTGATTTAAAAGGAAATACAAAAATGAACAACGATTATTTGCTGCGCGGATTTTGGCGCGATATGGCGATGCTGGCGGCGGGAATGACCGCAGGCGCGATGATGACGGCGGCGGTTTCGCACGCCAAACCGCCCGTGTCCCAGCCCGCCGTGATGGTGGAAAAGAACTGCGATGCGCTGTGGAACACGCCGTATGCGGATTTAAACGCGGCGGAGCAGGAGGCGCGCTATCAATGCGATGAGGCGGAAGCGTTGGTGGATAGATGGGCGGCAGCGAGTGAGGAGGGCGAGCCATGATCCGCTACACCGTTTACCTGCCCAGCTACACGCACGATGCCTTGCCGATTGGCACGATTGAGCACCGCCCCGCCAGTAACCAAGCTGTGTTGCGGCTGGATGGTAGCAAAGAAAAAACGTTTTACAGCGTGGCGGCAGCGATGCACAGCGTGAAACAGCAGTATCCCAACGCGTTTTTGGAGGACGGCGAATGAACATTGTTAAAGAGTACAGCTTGGAAATCCGCATCACACGGCAGGATAACAAATTCGGCTGCGACATCACCACCTACAACGGCGAATTGCTGTATGGCGTTATCCCCGAATACAGCCATGAAAACGATGCCGTCTATGCCGCGCTGCACGGCTTGGCAATGCAAAACAACTTTTCAGGCTGCCTAAAAGCAGCGGAGTGTAAATATGAACCTAAAAATGAGTTTTAAAAGCACATGGCGATTGGCACGCACAGAGGAGCGCGCCAAGATGGTTTTTTATGCGCTGCAGATAATGCTTAACGGCGGGCTTGTTATCGGGATGACAATTGACAGCCAACGCGATGTCGCCTTGTTGCTCGCCTGCCTGCTGGCCATGTTTGCCGCCGCCAACGGCTTGCAAGTGATACGCCGCGATATTGTTATCCGCTTGCTGGTTGCCGCTTTGCAGCGCAAAGAAACGCAACACAAAGGAGCGTAACCATGACCGCCGAGCTAGAACAGGAACTGCGCTACGCCCGCAGCGCCATCTGGACGGTGGCGCAGATGGGCGGCGAAAGCGCCAAGCTGTTGATGCAATACATTGGCTGGTTTGCTCCCGAGGGCGGCAAATTGAGCTTTGCCGAGATTGCCGCGCATCTCGCCGCCGTGCAAGCCATGTTTAACGACAGCACGGCAGCAGAGTGGCAAAGCGCCTTGCAGCAAATGTTGGCGGATAAGGTTTCAGGCAGCCTGAAAACGCCGCTGACCGACCATTTGGCGTTGGAAGATTATTTAGCCGCCGCAAGCCATGCGCGGGATGGGCAGCCTGAAAACAACGGCGGTAATCAAGAGCACGCAGCAAGCGCAGCGCAAAGCGTAAACCCAAACCACAGCGCCGGCAGCTACCCCGAAGGCACGCGCCTTGTACCCAAGAGCGAACCGCCGAGCGCCGCCGCACCGCCCAGCGCAGAGCAAAAAGCTAGAGCGCATAAGCTGTGCCAACAAATGCAACAAGCCTGCCACCGCGCGCAGCGATAGGCAGCCTGAAAAGCAAAAACCGATTTTTTAACCCTACGGCAAGCAAGCCTTGCCAAGCAACAAAAGGAAATAGCCATGACTATTGATTTATCCCAATACCGCCAAGACGCACGCGGCAATTTAGTATCCGTGGACAACATCAAACCGATTGATTTGGCGCGTGATGACTTTATCCGCGAAGCCTTCGCCAAAGTGCTGCCGCTGCGCGAGCAAATGAAAGAACTCAAAGCGCAGCAGATGGCGGATGCCAACGCCTTTGTTGATTTGAGCGTGGAACAATACGGCGCGAAACGCAGCGTGAAAGGCAACATCACGCTCACCAGCTTTGATGGCAAACTGCGCATTGCCATTGCCCAAGCCGATGTGCTGCACTTTGACGAACGCCTGCAAGCCGCCAAAGCCTTAATTGACGAATGCCTGAACGAATGGACGCAAGACAGCCGCGCCGAGCTGAAAACCTTTGTGCTGCAAGCGTTTGACGTGAGCCAAGAAGGCAAAATCAACGTGCGCAAAGTGTTGGACCTGCGCAAGCTGGACATCGCCGACGAGAAATGGCAGCGCGCCATGAAAGCCATTGCCGACAGCCTGCACACGCAAGCCACCCGCGAATACATCCGCTACTATCAGCGCAACGAAGAAACGGGCGAATACGAGCATCTGGCTTTGGATTTTGCGAGGGTTTAGGCAATGAGAAAAATCATGCAAAGGCAGCCTGAAAAATGGCAGGGGCGGCATCTGTTGAAATGCACCCACGCGCTTAATTCGGTTTCGGAAATCCGCTACCTGATGTACTGCGACATCATCAAGCAAATGCCCGATGGCAGGTTGAAAATCAAGGTGTACGGAGAGCGGCACCGCTCGGCGGACGGCGAGAAAATCCGCTATGTGGATGCGGGCAAGGTTGCATCTGCCAAAGATTACAACGTGGAAAAAGAATTGAAAGGACGGTAAAAATGACACCGGAGCAAACCCAAGAAAGAGCCGCGTTTGAAGCGTGGTATTGCGATTTTGTCGGCGTGCCCGATGCGCAGCGGGAAAACTATGTCGCCCGCATGCGGGCAAACGAGGCAGACGAAGCATGGCAGGCATGGCTCGCCCGCGCCCAACAATCCGCATGGATAAGCGTGGACGACAGGCTGCCTGAATTAAACAAAGAAGTATTGGTTGCATGGACAGATGGCGTTGTTGGTCGCGCCCGACACATCAACGACGAATCTGAAAAGCAAACATGGGACATATACAGCTCGTATGAGCAGATTGCCTACTGGCAACCGCTGCCTGAACCCCCGCAAGACAATACGAATGGGAGCGCGCAATGAGCAACAAAGTAGAATTGTCGGTGGCATCCCACCGCTTGGAATGCGACGCTTTGGCAAGCGAAGTGCGCGTGCTGGACATTATGAACGTGTGCAATCTGGCGCTGGCGGGCTTGCCCGCGCTGGTGGATTTAATCCGCCAAGGCGCGCCGCGCAAAAGCCTGCCGCAGATGGGCGCATCGGCAAAGCGGCTGCTGCTGGCGGCGCAGAAAGCGGCAAAAGACGAGCCCGAACTGCTGGATGAGGTGGAGCAGACGCTGCGGCAGTTTGAAATCGCGGCGGCGTTTGCCGAAAGCGAATTGAGTATCAAGCATTAACGGGAGCAAAAAATGAATGAGCAAGAAATGAAAGTGATTGCCGATTTTTTATCGTGCTACGACCTATGGGGCGCATTACGCGATTTTTGCTTATGCGGAGATATTGAATTAGAAGCCGCCGTTTTTGAAAAATTGGAGCAAGTAAAATGAAAACCATCATTGTCATAGAGCATGCAAACAACCGCATTGAAGTGAACTTGCAATCCGACCAACCGCTGCCTAAAACAGCGGAGGAAGACGCCGGCGACATTACGCAAGAAATCGGCATCATTGCCATGGCGTATATCAAGCGCGAGATGGAGGGTGTTTTAGGCAAGGCTGTCAAAATGGATGCCCCATGGAGAAAACACTATGAACCGCTGCATTAAAAAAGACGGCAGCCAATAGCTGGGCTACGAGCTGCTGCCACCCGTGCATTATTACAGGCGTTACCACCAGCCGCGCCGCCGCGTGGTGGCGCATTTTGACAGCTTGGCTGCCGCCATCGCATGGCTGGATGGCGCGGCAGCCTGAAAACGGCTTAAATCCCAAATCCAAGCGGGTTGCTTGCAGCCCGTTTCAGTTTGCGATTTAAAGCATGACAAAAACCCCGCAAAAGCTATTGTCATCTGTTTAAAAAAGCCGTATAGTAAAAAAAGGTGCTGAAAACACCTTTATTTGCATACGGTTTACACCCCGATAGCGTGGTTTTTTTACGCCTATCGGATACGGGCAGCAATGCCTATTTTCCAGCCTTATGGCTGGGGGTGCGAGGAATACAATACCCGCAAGGGAAATTACTCCGCCGCTTATGCAACGGTTTTCAGCCCCCAGCCGCCCTTTATGGGTATTCTCTTTAATCCTCTGAAAAAGGAATTGCATAATGTCTAATCAACTGATTCAATTCAACGCCGATACGCGCGTTACTCTAATTACCCACAACAACCGTTACTGGCTCACCGCCGAAGATGTCGGGCGTTGCCTAGGCTATGCCGCAGGTAAAGAACGCCAAGGCATTACAAATGTTTTTAATCGCCATATTGATGAATTTTCAGAAGAAGATTCAGTTGTCATCAAATTGATGACAACTGACGGAAAGGCTTATAACACAAGGGTTTTCTCCCAAACAGGCTGCATCAAGCTGGGCTTTTTCTCCAACACCCCCACCGCCAAAACCTTCCGCAAATGGGCAGCCCGCGTGCTGGCAGGCGAAAGCCAACCCCATGCGCAAATGCAAGCCTTAAAAGCTGCCTATCTGGCTAGCAACCCCGAAGCCGCCAAGCTGCTGCGCTATTTGGAATTGGATTTAAATCATGCCGAAATCGGCAAATTGCTGGGCATCAGCGGGCAAGCCGTGCGCGACCGCCTGAAAAAGCTCGCCAAACTGGGCTTGGCAGACTACACGCCCAATCCTGCTTTATCGGAGCGGGGCAAGCTGGGCAATGCCGCCAAGCAGGCACAACGCGCCTTTTTGGCTAATCAGCAATCTTTGGCTTTGGAGGGCTAAATCATGGCACATTACACCCCAAACTGTGGCATAAGCGAAATTGGCTGCGCCCTAGAAACCGCTGCTTACGGCTTGTTTGAGCAGAATAAAGACCCTGTGAAAGTGGAAAAATGCGCTAATTTGCTGCTGGTGCTATCTGATTATTTGCGTTGGCTGGAATATTGCCAAGAGGACGAATAAATAAGCCCTAAACCTACCGCCCAAAAGTTCCCTACTTTTGGGCGTTTTTTTGCCTTGTCGTATGGATATAGGTTATTTGGTAACTTATTGTTTTTATGGTAAAGCTGCACATTCAGCTTGCGCCGCCTTTGTTGGTATAATTCAGCTTATTTTACTTTGAAATTCAAGGAGAAAGCGCGTGAGCTATGCCACTAATCGCCAAAAAATGATAAGCAAAATCCATATTGCCCAGCAACAGCTTGGGCTAGACGATGATGTGTATCGCGACCTGCTGGCGCAAGCCACAGGCAAACGCAGTTGCAAGGATATGACGGACAACGAGCTGGCAGCGGTGCTCAACCTGTTGCAGCAAAAAGGCTTTGGCGCGGATGGTGGTGCGAAGGGCTATCAGCGCACGCCGCTGCATTTTGCCGAGCAGGGGGCGATGATGCGCAAAATTGGGGCATTGCTCGCGCAAATCGGCAAAAGCTGGGCGTATGCGCACGGCATCGCGCGCAAGATGTTTGGCGTGGAAACGGTGCAACGCTGCGATGCGGAGCAGATGCGCAAGGTGTTGGCGGCGTTGAATTATCAGGCGCGGCGGGAAGCGCAAAGGGCAGCCTGAAACAGGGTTGAACGGGCGAAAAAAAGCCCACGCATTAAGCGCAGGCGTATTCAAAAATAACAGTATCGGTTTGAATTTTAACACAGAATACGGAGCGTTTGATGCAAAAAGACGAATGGGGCGGTTTGCCTGAAAGCATGCGGCAGATTGCGGGGGTGATTGGGCTGGATGGGGCGGAACGGCTGGTGCGGGCGATTGGTGGGGCGCGGTTTAAGTTTGGTAAGGGGCGGCAGAATACGGCGCGGATGAAGCTGCTGCATAAGGCGGTGGGCGCGGCGGATGCGGCAAAGCTGGCGGCGGTGTTTGGCGGGGATGAGCTGTATATTCCGCGCTGCTCGGCGCAGCTGCGCTTGGTGCGCAATAGGCGGTTTCGCGCGGCGTTTGCGGCTTTGACCGATGGGGGCAAAACCAGCAAGGCGATGGCTTTAACGGAGCTTTGCCCGCAATTTGGGCTGTCGCATCGCACGGCGGATAAGATTTTAGCCGAGCGGGAAGCGGTGGCGGTGCAGGGGGCGTTGTTTGATTGAAGAGTATTTAAAAACCGTTTAACGTGGCAGCGCGTTGGGCGGTTTTTTGCTATGACAAAATAGGCGTGAAATAAATAGGCAGCCCGAAACCTTGCTTGGGGGTTCAGGCTGCCTTTTTGCGTGGGGCGAAGCCTTGCGTCTGACTGGTGCGGCTGCGGTTTGGGCATGATGGCAACCTACTGAAACCATCATTAAACCATCATTAAACCCTAAAAGGAATAAGCATGAATACACAACCTTCCGAACTGGCATGGCTTGCCATCGCCCGCCGCGAAATCGGCACGCGCGAAATCGCAGGCAAGCAGCACAACAGCAAAATCACCAACTGGCTGATTGCGCTGGGCGCATGGTGGCGGGACGACGAAACGCCGTGGTGCGGCACGTTTGTTGCCCATTGCGCCCGCGAAGCCAAACGCGCCCTGCCACAGCATTGGTACCGCGCCAAAGACTGGCTGAACACAGGCACGCGCTTGGATAAACCTGCCTATGGCTGCGTAGTCGTTTTTGACCGCGCGGGCGGCGGGCATGTGGGCTTTGTGGTGGGCAAGGATAAGCAGGGCAATTTGATGGTGCTGGGCGGCAATCAGGGCGATGCGGTGAACATTAAGCCGTTTGCGACTAGCCGCGTGGCGGGCTATGTGTGGCTGGATTGGGCGGATGGGCGCAAATCTGCGCCCAAGCCTGAACGCTTTGAGTTGCCGTTGTTGGACAGCAATGGGCAAGTTTCGCGCAACGAACGCTAGGAGGCAGCCTGAAAATGAAACGGCACTCTGTTGTATTGGGTGCGCTGGTGGCATTAAGCCTAACCAGTCTTGCGCCGCCATCGCCTGAACTGACTTTAAAAGAACCCAGCCGACCGCGCCCGCAGCCGCACCCATTGGGCGGTGTTGCGCTGCGTAAACATCGCCACAGCGGCGTAGCAGCGGTGCGGCGGCGTAGCAGCGGTGCGGCGGGCTAAACGCAAAGGGAAACGATAATGAAGCTGCTCAAATGGCTATCGGGCTTAATCGCCAACCCCGCTACGGGACAAATCAGCCACACTAAACTCTGGGCAAACATCACCGCCGCCTGCATGACCTACAAGTTTATTCAAACGGAAAACGCGCCCGAATGGCTATGGTGGGCATACGGCGGCATGGTGGGCGGCTACGCGCTGATTAAACGCGGTATTGCCGCCGTGCCGCAGGTGGCGGAAATCAAAAAGGGGCAAGGCGATGCTGAAGATTTGGAATAAATACAAGTTTCAGGCTGCCTGCGCGGGTTTTGTGATTGCCTGCGCCTTATCCGCATGGGCGGGCTATGCAGTGGCGCAAAGCGCGTGCCATGCGGCAACGCTGCTGCTGAAAAACCAATATGCCGATGAGAAATTGCAAGCCCAGCAAGCCTATTCCGCCGCGCTGGCGGATGCGCTGGCAAAACAACAAGCGGCGGTGCAATGGGCGCAACAGCAAGGCGAGCAGCTTGCCGCCACCCGCGCCCAATTAGAACAACGGCAACATGAATTGAACAAGGAAATCCCCCATGCCACGCATCAAGACAATCAAGGCACTACTGTTTACAACGGCATTGGCAACCACAGCCTGCAACTCTACAACCGCGCCTTTGGCTACCCCGCCGATTAGGCAGCCTGAAATCCCGCCTGTGTCTACCGAGCTGCTGGCAACACACGAACGCCCCGAGCGTCCCGCCAGCGGCTCGCCGCAACATTTGCTGGAACATGCGGTGCGCTATGGCGGCTACTGCCAAAAGCTGGAAGCGCAAGTTTCAGGCTGGCAGGCGTGGTATCGGCAGCAGCAAGGCAGCCTGAAATGAACACGCAGAATTTTTTAACCATGGAATGGGCATTTGGCATCCTGACCAGCTTTCTGATTGCGCTGCTGTGGCATTTTATCCGCGTGTTGGATGAAAAATTTGAGGCGATTGAAGCCAAGCATGAGCGCGTGCAGGGCGAATTGAACAAGGTGAAGCTGGATTACGCCACCAAGGCGGAAGCCACGGCGAATAACGGCAACGTGATGAAATCGCTGGAACGCTTGGAAAGCAAGCTGGACAAATTGAACGACAAATTAGACCAAAAGGCAGACAAAGCATGACGCTGGAAAAAGACCCGATTTTAGCCGCGCTGGCGCGGATTGAAGCCAAGCAAGATTTGGCATTGGAACAGCAAAACCGCATGGAGCGCGAGATGGACGAGATTAGGCAAGACACGCGGCGCGTGGCGGCGATTACAGGCGGGGCGGCGGGCGGCTTGGTGTCCATGGGCATTTTGTTGATTAAAGCGAAATTTGGGCTGTGATATGGCGCATCCGCAAAAGAAACGCGATGAAGTGCGCCGCCGCTATGTGTTTGATAACTGCCCGCTGGAAATGGCGGCGGCTTTTGCCAAAGTGCCTGTTGCCACGGCGCGCAGCTGGAAATATGCCGCCAAGGAAGCGGGCGACGATTGGGACAAGGTGCGCGCCGCGCATTTTATGGCGGGCGGCGGCTTGGAAGATGTGAACCGCCTGATTATGGCGGGCTTTTTGGTGCAATACCAAGCCACGTTTGAACAGCTGAACGGCGAGGCAGAGATTGACCCGATTGCCCGCGTGCAAGCCTTGGGCAGCTTGGCGGATGCGTATAACAAGATGGTGGCAGCGAATAAGAAAATCCTGCCCGAAACCAGCGAGCTGGCCACGGCGATGCGCGTGCTCAACCTGTTGGCGGAGTTTACCGCGCAAAAATACCCCAACCACCTTGCTGCCATTGGCGAGCTATTGGAGCCGTTTGGCGCGTATATGCAGGATAAATTGGCATGAAGTTGAAAGAATTTACCCAGTCGCTCAAACAGCTGGCGGCGCAGTTGCAGCGCACGATTGAAGCCGAAGTGATGGGCTTTGCCAACGACCCTGCGGCGATTGCCGAGCGGCGGGCAAAAGTGTTTGACCCTGTGAGCGGTTATGAATTTTTTGTAAACACTTATTTCCCGCACTATGTGCGCAGTCCGCATAAATCGCAGCTGCATGAGTATTTGTTTTTCAGGCTGCCGCAAATGCTGGCATCGGAAAAAAGCGAGCAAGAAGCAATTGCCGCGCCGCGTGGCGAAGCCAAATCCACGCTGGTGACGCAGCTGTTTGTGCTGTGGTGCATCGTAACGCATCGCAAGCATTACATCGTGATGGTGATGGACAGCATAGACCAAGCCTATCCGATGTTGGAGGCGGTGAAAGCCGAGCTGGAATTTAACCCCCGTTTAACGATGGACTTTGCCGATGCCTGCGGACAAGGGCGCGTGTGGCAGGCGGGTACGATTGTTACCGCCAACGACATCAAGGTGCAGGTGGCTGGCAGTGGCAAAAAGCTGCGCGGCTTGCGCCACGGAGCGTTTCGCCCTGATTTGGTGGTACTGGACGATATTGAGAACGATGAGCAGGTGCGCAACCCTGCCCAGCGCGACAAGCTGGAAATATGGCTGAAATCGGCGGTGCTGCATTTGGGCGGCGTGGGACAGAAGTTTGACGTGGTGTATATCGGCACGATTTTGCACTACGACAGCGTGCTCAACCGCACTTTGCATAACCCGATGTGGCACAGCGTGAAATTTAAGGCGATGTTGGCGTTTCCCGAGCGCATGGATTTGTGGGACGAATGGGAAGCCATTTTGCGCAATAACGGCAATGCGGGCGCGGGCATGGCGCAGGCGTTTTATGAAGCCAATAAGGCGGAGATGGAGCGCGGGGCGCAAACCAGCTGGGCGGCGCGTGGGGTGTTGGATTTGATGAAAATCCGCGCCCGCGATGGGCATGAAGCGTTTGACAGCGAATTGCAAAACGACCCCGTTTCCAGCGAAAACGCGCCTTTTGCCAACGCGATGAAGTTTTGGACGGAGCTGCCGCCTGATTTGGTGTATTTCGGCGCACTGGACCCGAGCTTGGGCAAAGCAGGCGCAAGCCACGACCCGAGCGCGATTTTGGTGGGCGGCTATCAGCGCAGCACGGGCAAGCTGTTTGTGGTGGCGGCGCAGATTAAAAAACGGCTGCCCGATTTGATTATTGAAGATGTGATACGGCTGCATCAGCAATATCGCTGCGCGTTGTGGTTTGTGGAGACGGTGCAGTTTCAAGAGTTTTTAAAAGACGAGCTGGTGAAACGCAGCGCGGCGCAGGGCTGCCCTGTGCCCGCGCGGGCGGTGAAGCCGATTGCAGACAAGCTGCTGCGGATTGAAACCTTGCAGCCGCACATGGCAAACGGCTTGATTTGGCTGCACGACACGCAAGCCACGCTGATTGAGCAGCTGCGCCATTTTCCCAAGGCGGCACACGATGATGGACCGGATGCGCTGCAAATGCTTTGGGCGGGTGCAACCAGCAACGCTGCGCCGATTGAATGGCACAGCACGGCAGATGATGATTTTGATGATAGGGAATGGAAAAGCAAATGGGCGCGTTAAGGCAGCCTGAAAAAGCATTTACCCTTGGTGTTTAACCCCCCTTTTAAACACGGCATAAAACATGGCAAAAAAAGCGAAATTTAACCCCAAAACCCCCGCGCAAAAGCCCACCCCAGAAGCGCAGCGGCAAACGCAAGAGGCACGGATTACCGCCAACGGGCGGGTGATTGCGGAGCATCCTTCCACCTTTATCACGCCTGCCAAACTGCGCGCGCTGTTTGACGATGCCGAGGGCAACGACATTCAGGCGCAGCATGAGCTATTTGCCGATATGGAAGAGCGCGACAGTGCGATTGCCGCCGCGCTTGCCACGCGCAAGATGGCGGTGCTGGGGCTGGACTGGCGTGTTACCGAGCCGCGCGATGCCAGCCCTGCCGAGCAGCAGCTTACCGCCGCCGCGCAAGGTTATTTTGACAACCTTGCCAACATGGACGATTTGCTGATGGATTTGATGGACGCGGTGGGGCATGGCTTCGCTGCGTTGGAAATCACATGGCAGCTGCAAGGCAGCCTGAATGCGCCCGCGCGGTTTAACCTGATACCGCAAAGCTGGTTTCGCTGGGATACGCACGATAACTTGCTGCTGAAAACCCCTGATAACCCCACGGGCGAGCCGCTGTGGGCGATGGGCTGGGTGGTGCATCAACACAAAAGCCGCAGCGTGCAGGCGGCGCGGGGTGGGCTGTTTCGCACGCTGGCTTGGTTGTATATGTTTAAGCACTATTCGGCGCACGATTTTGCCGAGTTTTTGGAGCTTTACGGCATGCCGATTCGCATCGGCAAATACGGCGCGGGGGCAACCGAAAAGGAAAAACAAACCTTGCTGCGGGCGGTGGCGGAAATTGGGCACAACGCGGCAGGCATTATGCCCGAGGGCATGATGATTGAGCTGCACCAAGCCGCAGCGGGCACAACGGCAGGCAACAACCCGTTTATGACCATGATTGAATGGTGCGAAAAATCCGCCACGCGGCTGATTTTGGGGCAAACCCTAACCAGCGGGGCGGACGGGCGCGCCAGCACCAACGCGCTGGGGCTGATTCACAACGAAGTGCGCCATGATTTGCTGGTGGCGGATGCGCGGCGTTTGGCGCAAACGATTAACCGGCAGATTTTAGAACCCTTTTTGCGGGTGAACTTTGCCTTTGGCGAAGACACACGCCTGCCGCAGTTTGAATTTGACACGCGCGAAGCGGCGGATTTGGCGGCGATTGCCGAAGCGTTGCCGAAATTGGTGGATGTGGGCGTGCAGATTCCCGAGCGCTGGGCGCGGGACAAGCTGGCGATTCCTGATGCACTGGACGGCGAGATGCTGCTGGGGCGGGCATCAGATGACAAAAAAGGCGCGAAAGACGCGCCAAAGCAGCCTGAAAACAACAAACCGCCTGCTGCATTGAACTACCGCCATGTTGCCCTGAATGCACATGGGCAAGTTGCCCCTGCTTGGGATGTGGCGTTTGAAAACGGCGTGGAAGATTATTTGCGCGAGGCGAAGTTTGCCGCCCAGCTTGAACCCATGCTGCAAGATTTGGGGCGCGCGCTGGCGGAGGGCGAAGATTATGAAGCGGTGGAACACCGCTTAATCGCCGCCTATCCCACGCTGGACACGCGCCGCTTGCAAGAGGCTTTAACGCGGGTGTTGTTTGTGGCGGATTTGTGGGGGCGCGCGCAGCCGTAATCTTTTGCTGCCAGAGGCAGCCTGAAAATGCCGTTAAACCCTTTTTTGAATGAAATCTGACCATGCAACCCAATCTTTCCCTAGCCCTAAACCTGCCGCCCGAGGGCGCATTGCGCTATTTTGATAGCCTAAACCTGCCCTTGCCTGCCAGCGCCAGCGAAGCCCTTGCCCAAGCGACTGCCAAGGCACGCAGCATTGCGGGGATTTATCAGCAAGAGATTGTGGGCGATTTATTGAACAGCTTGCGCCAAAGCGCGGCGGAAGGCACGCCGTTTGCCACATGGCGCAAAAATGCTATGGTGATGCTGCGCGAGCGTGGGCTGGCTTTGGATAAAGCAGGCGATATGGTGCAGCAAAGCACGGGCGAAGTGGTGGGCACAGGCTTAACGCGCCATCGTTTGCAAACCATTTTCCAAACCCAAATGACCAATGCCCGCATGGCGAGCCTTTGGCAAAAGCTGCAAGAGAACAAAGACGCGCGCCCTTATTTGCAATACAGCGCGATAAACGATGAGCGCACGCGCCCTGCGCATCGGGCGCTGGATGATTTGGTGTATCCGATTGACGATCCATTTTGGGATTATTTTTATCCGCCTAATGGCTTTCGCTGTCGCTGCCATGTGATTGCGTTAGCACCGCGCGATGTGGCGCGAGCAGGACTGACGGTGTCGCACAGCAGCCCCGAGCAGTTTAGCGAGATGGTGATAACCAACCGCAAGGGGCAAAGCCACACGCGCACGCGCATCACGCTTGCCGATGGCAGAAGTTTCACGCCCGATAAAGGCTTTGATAACAATGTGGGCAAAAATCATTTGGCGCAGCTGGGACAGTTGCAGATGGAGCGGGCGGTGGATTTGCCGCCGCGGCTGGCAAGCATGGCGGTGGGGGAGGCGTTGAAGCAGCCTGAAATCATGAAAAACTTGGTGGCACAAAGCACGGCGTTGGTGCAAAAAGTAATGACGGATAAAGTGGCGCGGGGGCAAATGTTGTATGTGGGAGCGTTGCCTTTGCCCGTGTTAGATGAAATGACGAAACGGCAAATTGAGCCGCAATCTGCCGTTATTGCAATGAGCGATGAGCGTGTGTTACACGCGCTGCGAAACAACAAAACCAATCCTTTGCCGCAAACCTTTTGGGAAAATCTGCCCGAAAAGCTGCAAGAGCCTGAAATGGTGTTGCTGGATGATGCGCAAGACAGAAAAGCCTTGTTTTTTGTTTACTCCCAAGCGGGCGGTAAGGAAAAATTGGTGGTAACGCTGAATTATGAAACCAAGAGCAGACACCCGATAACGGGCAAGAAAGAGCAAATCGTTGTGAATATTGCCAACACAGGCACGATTGCCAGCACGCAAAGCCAAGTGGATAGCTTGTTGCACGGATTTGATGTGTTATGGAAAAAACCGTAAAGCATTTTGCCTGATTCGAACAGGATCACACGGTGCTTATGCGCCGCTCCCTTTCCAGTTGGTAACCCATGCTTTACGGTTGTTTTGATTTTATGCTGTTTTGCGTTGAGCAACAAGAGGCGTTGGGACTCGAACCCACATAATACTAACGCAAGCTGTTGCGCCGTAACCGTTACCATTTGGAAACTACCCCTTGCTGTTGGCATTTTAACCCCATTTAAACCCATGAAACAAGATGATTGAAATCCAAATAGACAACCTTTTTGTGGTGCAAAATCAAATAGAACGCTTGTCGCGCGGCGTAAGCGACAACCGCTATTTGCTGATGCGGCGGCTGGCGGGCACGATGCGCTATGCGGTGGCGCAGAATTTTAAACAGGGCGGCCGCCCTGAATGGTTGGCGTTGAAGTATCGCAGCGGCATTCCGCTGAACGACACGGGCGCACTGCGGCAAAGCATTGATGAGTTATCAGACAACGACACCGCGCTGGTGGGCACGAATATGGTTTACGCTGCTATCCACCAATTTGGCGGCTGGGCGGGGCGTAATCGCAAAGTCTATATCCCTGCGCGCCCATTTTTGCAATTAACCAATCAAGACAAGCAAGATTTGTTGGATGATGTGCAGGATTATTTTGCCAGCTTAATCAGCTAAAACTGAATAACCCCAAAAACGCGCGTTTGGCGCGTTTTTTTTGCGCGGGTGCTATCTATCCCTATCCTTATTCTCTTATCGCGTTTCTCGCGCGTTTTAAACGCCTTTTAAACACTATTGCTGCGCCGTTATCCCAAGGCAGCCTGAAAAGTATCTTTCAGGCTGCCTTTTTTGCGCCGCGCAATCAGGCAAAACGGGGGCGCAGCCGTGCCACTCTTTGTCTTGTTTTGCTGCGCGCATAATGCCGCCATCCCATAAAGGACAACCCATGAAACGAAAAAATCAGCATTTGGCGTTAGCCGCTTGCAGCTTTGAAGTGTTGGGGCAAATGGGCAAGCGCATCCAGCTTTTGCCTTATGGCGAGTTTCGTGCGATTGACGGACGACCGACCGATGCGCCCGCTTGGTTTTTAACCGAGGAGAATGGGCACGATGTGGCGGCATTAGCCAATCAAGCGCGCACGCAGTTGGTGGTGGATTACGAACACCAAACCTTGCACAAGGAAACCAACGGGCAACCTGCGCCAGCGGCGGGCTGGATGACGTGGCTGGAGTTTACCCCACGAGGATTGTTTGCCGAGGTGGACTGGACCGACAACGCCCAACGCCTGATTGCCAACCGCGAATATCGCTACATTTCGGCGGTGTTTGCTTATGACACGCAAGGCTATGTGCGCAAACTTTTGCACGCCGCTTTAACCAATTATCCCGCTTTGGACGGCATGGACGAGGTGCTCGCCGCCGCCAGCGCGCAATTTTTACCCCCAATGGAGACGCAAAACCCCATGAATACCTTATTGCAACAGCTTTTTGGCTTGCCAGACGCAAACGAAGACCAATTGAAAGACGCTTTAACCGCGCTTTTGGCAGCCAAACCCCAAACCGTCGCCCTGAGCGCGCAAACGTTTCAAGACCTTGCCGCCAAGGATGAAAAGATTGCGGCGTTATCGGCGCAAGTGGCGCAGGCAAAAAACGCGCCTGCCAACACTCCTGATTTAACCCAATACGCACCGGTGAGCGTGGTGCAGGAGCTGCAACAGCAAATTGCCGCGCTCACCGCCCAGCGCGATGCCGATAAGGGTGCGGAGTTGATTACTGCTGCGCTGGCGGCGGGCAAATTGCTGCCTGCGCAAAAAGAATGGGCAGAGGGTGTGTTGAAGCAGCCGAACGGCTTGGCGTTTTTGAGCGGCTTTATTGAGCAAGCGCAGCCGATTGCTGCCTTATCGGGCAATACACAAACGCAGGCAGCAGGCGCGGGCGAAGCGCATAAAGTAGCCGCTTTAACGGCGGAGCAAAAAGCCGCCGCCAAGATGCTGGGCATGAGCGAAGCCGATTTTGCCCAAACGATTCACGGTGCAAACGGCGATAAGACAGCCTGAAAATAAAGCAGCCTGAAAACAATAAGCAATTTTTAACCTTTAACACAAGGAAATCCACATGGATAAAGCCGCGATTTTAACCGCGCTGACCGCGCAGTTTCGCAAAGAGTTTCAAAATGGTTTGGCGAGCGTAGAGCCGAGTTTTTCTGCGATTGCCATGACCATCCCCAGCAGCACCGCCACCAACACTTACGCATGGCTGGGCAAGTTTCCCAAAATGCGCGAATGGGTGGGCAGCCGCCAAATCGGCAAGATGGCGAAACAGGCGATGAGCTTGGAAAACAAGAAATTTGAAGCCACTGTGGGCGTGGAGCGCACCGATATTGAAGACGACCAAGTGGGCATGTATCGCCCGATGATGCAGGCGATGGGCGAATCGGCTGCCACGCTGGCTGATGATTTGGTGTGGGGCTTGTTGCCAAAGGGCAAAACCACGCTGTGCTATGACGGGCAGAACTTTTTTGATGCCGACCACCCTGTGTTTGCCAATAACGACGGCACGGGGACAAACACCCCCACCGGCAACATCACCACGGGCACAGACAACGATGCGCCGACTTGGTATGTGGTGGATGACACCAAAACCTTGAAGCCTTTGATTTTCCAAGAGCGCACCGCGCCCGAGTTTGAAACCAAGTTTGACCCATCCAAATCCGACAAGGTGTTTATGGAGGATGTGTATTTATACGGCAGCCGCCGCCGTTGCAATGCGGGCTTTGGCTTGTGGCAACTGGCGCACATGGTGGAAAAAACCGCACTTAACCGCGCCAATTTGGCAAAAATCATCGCGCAGATGATGACGATTAAGGCAGACGGCGGTTATGTGCTGAACGTGAAGCCCAGCCTGCTGGTTGTGCCGCCGCAATTGGAAGACGCTGCGCGCGAATTGTTGGAAGCCGACAAAATCAACGGCACCACCAACACGTTTAAAGGGCGTTTAAAGCTGCATGTGAGCGTGCATTTGGCGTGATGGCGCAGGCAGCCTGAAAACCGAGCGGGGAAGCGGCAGCCGCCGCGCCCCTAAACCATAAGGAAAAAGCTATGGCAAAAAACACACCCCAAACCCCAACGCAGCCTGAAAACGAAGAGGATAAGGTTGAGCAAAGCGCAACTACCCCTGAGCAGGAAGCACAGGCTGCCTTGCAAGCGGAAAACACCGCCTTGCAGGCAGAAATCACCGCGCTGCGCGAAGCAAACGCTGCCTTAACAGCCGAGCGCGATGCGGCGCAAGCTGCGTTATTGGCGGCGCAACAAGCAGCCGCCCAAGCAAGCGCAACGCAGCCCGAAAACCCCGATGCCGACCCACGCCAAGCCATTTTGGCGTGCAGCGCGGACGGCGTGGAATTCTGGCGCGGCGGCGTGTTGTTTAACGGCGCATGGCAAACCGTTTACCGCGCCGAAGTGGGCGAAGAGGCATGGCAGCGCATTGTGAACGAGCCACGCTTGCGCATTAAATCGGCGGATGAATATGGCGCATAACGCTGTTTACGCCGATATGGGCGACATGGTGGCGCGCTTTGGCGAATTGGAAGTGTTGCAGATTGCCGACCGCAATGCCGACGGCGAGATTGATGCGGATGTGGTGGCGGTTGCCCTTGCTGATGCCAGCGCGGAAATTGATGCGTATTTGGGGCGGTTTAAACAGCCGTTTGCCGAAACGCCGCCGATTTTGCGCCGCTTGGCGTGCGACATTGCGCGCTATCGTTTAACCGCTACATCGGGCGTGTTGATTACCGATGAAATCCGCAATCGCTACAAAATTGACGTGTTGGAGCTGCTCAAAGCCTTATCGCGCGGCGAGGTGCAACTGGGGCTGGACAGCGCAGGGGCACAAGTGGCGACATCGGATAGCGGCGTGGTGTTTGCTAACAACAAAAACCGAATCTTTGCAAGGGATACCACATGATAACCACCCAGATTGAGCAAGCCATTTGCCTGCGGCTGCAACGCGGCTTGGGGCGCATGGTGCGCACGGTAAAAAGCTACAACGGCGAGGCGGACGACCTTGCCGCGCAAATCAAAACCCTGCCTGCGGTGTGGGTTACCTATGGCGGCAGCCGTGTGGAAACCATCAGCGGCGGCAGCCGTTATCAAGACACCGCCACGTTTGCCGTGATGTGCGCCACGCGCAGCCTACGCAATGAAGTGGCGCAGCGGCAAGGCGGCGTGGTGCTGCAAGAGATTGGCAGCAACGATTTGATTGATGCGGTGCGCCGCTTATTGGATGGGCAACGCTTGGGGCTGCCTGCCGCCGATAGCAGGGGGCTGGTGCCCAAAGCCATCCGCGCCATTGCCAACCATGCACTGGTGCAGCAGGCGGCGGTGAGCGTGTATGCGCTGGAATATACCCTGCGCTTGAACCGCTATGCTTTGGAAAACGACCGTTTCCCCGAGCCGCAAAGCGACCCTGCCCACCCCGATTATGTATTTAGCCGCTATCAGGGCGAGACGAGCGCGCCTTATCCGCCGTTTGAATATTTGGACGGTTTGATTTTTGACCCCCAAGCCGAAAACGCCAAAATCCCGCTGACGGCGCAATTTTGGCAAGATTAACCGCTTACCTTGAAGGAAACCGCATGAATAAAATCATGGTCGTAGCAGAAGTGGGCTTGCGTGTGCCGCTGGCAGACAATCCGCATCAATACATCACCGACACACCGCAAGAGGTGGATGGCGACAACGTGTATTACCGCCGCTTGCTTGCCGAGGGCGATTTAATCCGCGTGGCACACACCGCCCCTGCCCTTGCCGACACCACCGATGGGCAGCCTGAAAATGAACCTGCGCATTTGGGCGAAAGCCAAACAACCAAGAAAGGCAAATAACCATGGCAGAACACATTAGCTTTGACACCATCCCCGGCAGCATCCGCGTGCCCGGGCAGTATATTGAATTTAACACGCGCAATGCGGTGCAAGGTTTGCCGCAAAACCCGCAATCGGTGCTGTTGCTGGCGCCGATGTTGGCAAGCGGCACGCACGAGCCTTTAACCCCTGTGCAATTGTTTAGCGATGCGCAGGCGGGCGATTTGTTTGGGCGCGGCTCGTGGGCGCAGTTGATGGTGCGCCAAGCGTTTAAAAACAACGCTTATTTGGATTTAACCGTGATCGGCTTGCCCGACCACAGCGCGGGCGTAGCCGCCACAGGCAGCCTGAAAATAGACGGCACGGCGCAAACTGCCGCCAGCATCAGCATCACCATCGGCGGCGTGGCGGTTGCGGTTGCGGTGTCTGCCAACCAAAGCGCGGCGGAGGCGGTGGAAAAACTGGCGGCGGCGGTGAACGCGGCGGCTTTGCCTGTATCCGCCACCGCCGAGCAAGGCAGCCTGAAATTGACCGCGCGCAGCAAAGGCGCAATCGGCAACGAAATCAGCCTTGCCTGCGATATGGGCAACAGCGGCTTTTCAGGCAGCATTACGGCTATGACAAATGGCGCACAAAACGCCGATATTGCCGCCGTGCTGGATAAGGTGGCGGGCAAGCATTACCACATTATCGTGTCGCCGTTTAGCGATGCGGCGAACGCCAAGGCGTTGAGCCAACACATTACCCAAGTATCCAACGCTATTGAGCAGCGCGGCTGCATTGGCGTGATGGGGCTGCGCGGCACGATGCCGCAGGGCGCAAGCCTAACCGCCCAGCTAAACGATGGGCGCATCACTTGCGCGTGGTATAAGGGCGCAGCCGAAGCGTGCGGCATTATTGCGGCGGGCTATGCGGCGGTGTTGGCGTTTGAGGAAGACCCCGCCCGCCCCTTGAACACGCTGGAAATCAAAGGGCTGAACATTACGCCCGATGCGCAATGGCCGCTGTTTAACGAATGCAACAACGCGCTGTATAACGGCTTAACACCGCTGACGGTGGTGGCAGGCAAGGTGCAGATTATGCGGGCGGTATCCACCTACACCAAATCGGCGGCGAATGTGGATGACCCTGCGCTGTTGGACATCACCACCATCCGCACGCTGGATTACACGCGCCGCGCGATTAAAGAGCGCATTGCCTTGCGCTTTCCGCGCGACAAGTTGAGCGACCGCTTGCTGCCCAAGGTTAAAAGCGAGATCTTGGATGTGTTGCTGAAACTGGAACAGGCAGAGATTATTGAAAACGCCGAAGCCAATAAGGGCAAGCTGGTGGTGAGCCGCAGCCTGCAAGATGCCAACCGCGTGAATGCTGCCATCCCTGCCGATGTGGTGAATGGCTTGCATGTATTCGCGGGGCGGATTGATTTAATCCTATAAGGCAGCCTGAAAACCGCTTGATATACCCAAACAGGGCGCGGCAAGACCAACGCGCCCCATCATCAACACCCAATACAAGGACAACACCATGAGCGATGCCATCTATGCCGGCACGATTATTATGGAAGTGAACGGGCGCGATGTGGAAATCATCAGCCTAAAACCGCAAACCACCACAGGGCGCAAGCCGGTGAAAACCATGAACCGCCAAGGGCGCGTGATGGGCTATGCCGACGGTATCACCGAGCATAAATTGAGCGCGACCGCCGCCATTCCGATTGACGGCACAGAGATTGATTGGGGCAACATCACCCGCGCCAAAATCACCATTTACCCCATCAATAAAGAGGACAAGCGCGAGTCGTATTTGGATTGTTTCAGCACTGAGATTAGTGAGCAATACGAAGCCGATAACGAGGCGCGCATTGATATTGAACTGATTGCGCTGCATAAAATTGTAGAGTAAGGATAATCCATGAAACACAGTTTTACCCTGCAATATGGCTTGGAATACAACGGCGAGACCCATTTTCAGGCTGCCTTAAAGCCGCTGACCATCGGCGGCGAACTGAACGCGATGGATGCGATTGATGCCCTGCCCGCGCTGCCCGAAAACCCCAGCGAAGCGCAGCAATCGCGCCGCGCGGTGCAAGAGACGCTGATTTATTGGGCGCAACAATTATCCATTGACGGCATACCACAAGACAACATCACCGCCGATTATCTGCTCAACCATTTGAGCGGCGCGGATTACAGCCAATTGGTGGACGAAATGGAAACCCTGCGCTCAAAATCCACCGCCGCTACGGAAGCCCCCGCGCCCCCCGCAGCGGCAGCCTGAACACCCCGCGCAGCAGCCAAACCGCCCATCAGCAATACCGCCAAGCGGTGATTATGCTGGCACGCGCGGGGCTGGGCGCGGCGGACGTGCGCGCCATGTGCCACGCTGAACTAACAGCATGGCTGCAAGACTTGCTTGCCAGCATGGGCATTCACAGCCCCACAGGCGGCGAAGTGATTGTGTCGCGGCGGCTGCCGAAACCTAGCGCATAAGCCTTTGGGCGCACGGGGCGAAGCCTTTACCATCTATCCCTATCTAGCCTTTAAACGATAATTAACCATGAGTTAATTTAAGTTTAAAGGCTATTTTTTATGGCAAATGGCAATATGAATTTGTCGTTGACCCTATCGGCGCGCGATGGCGGGGCAAGACGCTTATTGCAACAAACACAAGAGGAATTGGCGCGGCTTAACAGGGCGCAAGCTGCCCGCAATCGCACCAATCGCCCTTATGAAATCGCAGGCGTGCGCGCCGAGCGCGAGATTCGCCGTGAAATCGCCCAAACCCAAGCCGCCTATAACCGCCTTGCCCGCAGCGGACGGGCATCACACAACGATTTAGCCCGCGCGGCAACGGCTACGCGCAACCGCATCCGCGAACTGAATGATGAGCTGCGGCAGGGCGCGGGCGGCTGGCGCAGCCGAATGGGGGCAATCGGGCGCGGTGCGGCAACGGTGGCGGCGGGCAGCGCGGCAGCTTATGCGGCGGTGCGCCCCGAAGTGGAGCGCTATAAGGCTTTGGATATGCGCCTGCGCGAGGTTACTTGGGCGGCGCATGGCGAAACGCGCGGCGCGGATACGGCTTGGCTGCAACGCGAGGGCATGGCGCAAACCAAAGCCCTTGCGCTGGCATTGGTGCGGCAAAACGGCGGCAGCAGCGATTTGGCATTGGATACGCTATCGGGGATGTTGGCAAACGGCATGAGCTGGGCGGATGTGCAGAAAAACGCAGCGGCAACGCACGCCATGGCACGCGCGGCAGGCGAAAACGGACAATACGATGGCGCAGCAGCGGCAAAGCTGGCAAAAACCTTTGCCGATAACGGGCTGGATGTGGCGCGTGCTTCGCAAATGGCGGCGCAATCGGGCATGCAGGGTACGTTTGAGATTGCCAATATGGTGCGCGATTTGCCGTCGCTGCTGCCCGATGCTAAGGCGGCGGGGTTTAGCGGCGAGGCGGGGCTGGCTTATTTGCTGTCGGCGTTGCAATCGGCATCCAATAAGGCGGGCACGCCCGACGAAGCGGCAAATAACGTGAAAAACGTGTTGCAAAAAACGCTATCGGCAGATACCACCAAACGCATGGACAAGTTGCTGAAAACATCGGGCAGCAAGGCGGATTGGCAAAAGATGGTGTTGGAAGGGCAAAAGCAGGGCAAAAACGCGGTGCAGGTGTTGGCGGATTTTGCCCAAACGCTGTTGAGCAAGGACAAGGGCTTTCAGGCTGTCAAAGCGCGGGCGGATAAGGGCGACGAGCTAGCGAAGCAGCAAATGGCAACCATGCAGGCGTTTATGGTGAGCAAGCTGATGCCGGATATGCAGGCGCGGGCGGGCTTGAATGCGATGATGGATGCCGAGCAGATGCGCCAGTATTTTGACGGCTTGATGGGCAATAAAACCGATGTGATTGGCGGCAAAAATCAATTTATGGCGTTGGGCGAGGCAGCGAAGCAGGAAAAGGCGCAGGCGGAAAAAGAATTGAGCCTGCAAAGCTCGCAGTTTTTTGCCACGGTTGCCGAGGGCGAAACCAAGCTGGCGCAGCTGACGGCGCAGTTTCCTGTTGCCACCGAGGCGTTAAAGGCTTTGGCGGCGGCAGCCAGCGCGGCGGCGTTGGCGCAGGGGGCAATGGCAATGCTGGGGCGCGGCGGCGGCGCAGGTGGGGCGATGGGACGCATGGGCGGCTGGCTACGCGGGGCGGCGGCAAGCGTGGGTGGTTGGTTTGCCGCGCGTGGGGCGCAGGCTTCGGTGGCAGCAACACGCGCAGGGCAGGCAATCGGCGGCGTGGTGCGCGGCGCGGGCAGTTGGCTGGGCAATGCGGGCAGGAGCTTGGCGGGGGCGGTGGCGGGCAATCCGACCACGCTGGGCAAATGGGGCGCAGCAGGCTTGCTGCTGCATTCAGGCAGCCTGAACGCGGGCGAAAGCGAGCTGTTAGCACGGGCACAGGCGCAGCGAGGCAAGCAGCCTAATGTGATCCGCTTTGGGCAGCCGAATAACGCTGCTGCCGCGCGCGCCGAATCTGCGGAAAAACTTGCGCCGGTAATTAGTCAGCAGACGGCGGCGTATCAAACCGCCACGCAGGCGCAAACGGCGAGCTTTCAGGCTGCCTTAGCGGCGGATACGGCGGCGGTGGGCGGTAAGCTGGATGCGATTAAAGGCACGCTGGGTGGTTTAAACCAAACCATTCAAAACAATGTGCATGTGCAGCTGGATGGGCGCTTGATTGCGGAAAACGTGTCGCGCCATCAAGTGAATATGTTTAACCGAGGAGCAGGGCAATGAGTATGTGGCACACGGTATTGCAAGATGCGTCGTTTCGCGATGTGCGCTTTGATGTGGTGGCGCTGGATGAGCAAGACGGCAAGGCGTTGGTGGAACACGCGCGCCCATTTACCGATGGCGTGTGGCTGGAAGACATGGGCAGCACGGGGCGGCAGGTGCAAGTGGAAGCGGTGTTTTGGGGCAAGGGCTACCACAGCCGTTTGAACGCGCTGGTGGAGGCGTTGATGGAACGCGGTGCGGGGGTGTTGGTGCATCCTGTGTGGGGGCGGCTGCAAAACATGATGGCAGCGAGCTGGCACTTTCACCACGACGCAGACAATGTGGACTATGCCACGTTGAGCATCACGTTTCGCGAAAGCGGCGAGCCGCAAAAGATTTTTGTGTTTGAAAACGCCTTTTTGATGGCGATTGAACGCCTAATCGCGCGGATTGACACTTATCGCGCGGCATTGGAAGGCTGGATTGATGCGCTCACCATGGCAAAACAAAGCGGGGGGGCGCTAATCGGCAGCGCGTTTGGCTTTGCCAGCGCGGCAAGGGGCGCATGGGCGGCGTTGCGCGATTTGTTTGATGTGGGGAGTTTGGGATTAGGCGGGCACGAGAGCGGCGGCGCGGGCGATGGCGCAGGCAGTAAAAGGCTGTGGCGCGATATGCGCAATATGGTGCAGGCGGGATTGTTTCAGGCTGCCGCGATTGGCGCGGATGGCGCGGTGCACACGGCGGATGTGCGCAGCGCGAAAAGCCGTTTTGATGCGCTGCTGCGCGCGGCGGATGCGGTGGCGACGGTGGAGCAGCGCATGGCAGTGGCTGCAAACAGCAACACACGCCGTGGCAGCGATTGGGCAGAGCGGGCGCAGGTGGGGCAAGTGTTGCGCTTGATGGCGCTGGAGACGATATTTCAAGCTGCCTTGTTGCTGTTGGAACACGATGGCGAGCGCATGAGCGCGCCCGATGTGTGGCACATCAACCGCGCGGTGCGGCAGCGCACGGTGGCAGAAATTGCCCGCTTGCGCGCCACGCTGGCGGCGATGCCTAACAAGACACAGGCTTATGATGCGGTGTATGCCGTGGTGGAAACGCTGCGTGATGCGGCGGCGCATTTAAACCTGCTGGCGATTGCCGTGCTGAACCAAAAACCGCCGTTGATTGCGCGCCCTGCGCCGTTAAGCGGTACGGTGCATCAATTGGCGTTTGCTTGGTATGGCGAGATTAATCGCGCGGATGAATTGATACGGCTTAATCCGCAGCTGCGCCATCCTTGCTTTATCCAAATGGGAGAGATGATGAATGGCTACGCCCAATAATTTGTATGACAACCAAATTGTGCTGCGCATCGGCGGCATGGAACATCGCACATGGCAAAGCTACGATATTGACAGCGATTTTTTAATCCCTGCCGATGGCTTTGACTTTGAGCTGGGCGTGGCGGCAACACAGGGGCAAATCCCCGATTTAACAGGGCAACGCTGCCAAGTGGTGATTAACGGCAAGGTGGTGCTCACAGGGATTGTGGGCAACCAGCGCGATGATAAGGACAAAGGTAGCCGCTCGCTGCGCTTAACAGGGCGCGATTTGGCTTGCTTGCTGGTGGATTGTTCTGCGCCGCAGGTGAATGTGAAGGGCATGAGGGTGCTGGCGGCGGTGCAAAAGCTGGTTGCGCCGTGGAAAAGCTATTTGCCCAAAGTAGTCTTGAAAGCGGAAAACAACCCCACGCTGGATAAGGTGGATATTGAACCCAGCGAAAGCGCGTGGCAGGCGTTGAGCCATGTGGCGAACTCGGTGGGCTTGCATGTGTGGCTGGAAGCGGATGGCACGCTGGCGGTGGGCGGGGCGGATTATTCGTCTGAACCTGTGGCGACGCTGTGTTGGAGCCGGAACGATAACCGCCGCAATGTGGAGCGCATTAGCATTGAGCGCGATGTGGACAATCGCTTTTCGGAAGTAACCTTTTTAGCGCAATCGCACGGCAGAAGCGGCAATGCGGCAAAGCATGATTTAAAGTGGGTGTGGCAAGACCCGTCTATGCCTTTACACAAACCGAAAACGGTGGTGGTGGCGGACGCGGATAATTTGGAAGCCTTGAAACGGCAGGCGAAGAAGCAGCTTTCCGATTGGAAGCTGGAAGGCTTGACGATTACGGTTACCGTGGGCGACCACAAAACAACGGCAGGCATGCTGTGGGCAGCGGGGCAGCGCGTGCATTTGATTGACGAGGAAGAAGGCATTGATGCGATTTTCTTTGTGATGGGGCGGCGATTGATGCTCAGCCGCATGGGTGGCACGCAAACGGAGCTGCGGCTAAAAGAGGATGGCGTGTGGACACCCGATGCCTATGCGCAAAAAGCGGAGCGGGCGCGTAAACGCAAGGGCAAGCGCAAAACGGCGCGAGGCAAGGATAAGGACGAGGAGTTGAAAAGCAAATGAGTTTAGCCAAATTAGCCAAGCGAACCGCGCAGGTGGCGCGGGGCGTGCAAGATGGGATTCGGCAGGCATTTCGCGGCAAGGTGGCGGCAACGCAATCGGGCGAGCCGATTCAGCGGGTGCAAGTGCAGGGGTTGGCTGATGAAACGCTGCAAGATGTGGAGCAATTGCAGCAATTTGGCTTTACCAGCCATGCGCCCGCTGGCAGCGAGATGATTGTGTTGCCTTTGGGCGGCGATACCACACATGGCATTGTGATTGCCAGCGAGCATGGCAGTTTTCGGGTGAAAAATTTGCAAGGCGGCGAAGTAGCGGTGTATGACCAATCGGGCAGCAGCATTGTGTTGAAGCAGGGGCGGTTGATTGAGATGGATTGCGATAATTTGGTGATTCGCGCCCGCCAAAAGGTGGCGATTGACAGCCCGATGGTGGAAGCCAGCGCGCAGGTGTTAGCAAAAGGGCAGATTACGGGACAAAACGGTTTAGCCATTTCGGGCGGCGAAGGCGGCGATGCGGTGCGCATTAACGGCAGCCTGAAAACCACAGGCGATGTGGTGGCGGGGGATATATCGGTGCAGCAACACACGCATCCGGGCGACAGCGGCGGCACAACGGGGGCGGCGCAATAACGCATGGATGGAAATAAACAGAGGCAGCCTGAAACGGTTTATTCGTTTTCAGGCTGCCTTTTTTTGGGGCGAAGCGGTGCGCCTGCCTGCCCTGCTTTGCTGCGCCGTATGATGCCAGCATGGATAAAGAATTGAACCCTTTAACCGGCGATTACACAGGGCGCGCCGTTAAAAACCTGCAAAACGCGGTGTATATCCGCTTGCGCACGCCGCTGGGCACATGGTGGGCGGATAAAAGCATTGGCTCGCTGTTGCATCTGTTGCAGCGGGAAAAAGATGTGGCACGGGTGGGTTTGCTGGCAGAGCAGTATGCGATGGAAGCCTTGCAGCCGATTGTGGATGATGGGCGAGCGCAACAAATCAGCGTAACCGCCACGCAGCCGCACAATGGCTGGTTGTTACTGCGCATCCGCGTGGAAACAGCGCAAGGCGGCTTTGATTATGACCACCGCGTGCCGATTGTTTAGGGCAAACACCCTACAGCAGCCTGAAAATATTAAACCCTTTTAAACAACGATTAAACCCATGTTTACACCCCCTGACTTCGACACCATTCGCGCGGCGATTTTGCGCGACACACAATCGCTGATACCCGATGCCGACATCAGCGCCGATAGCGACCATTATGTGCACGCATCGCGCTTGGCATCCTGCGCGGCGGGGCAATACGCGCATCAAACGTGGATAACGCGGCAAATCTTCCCCGACACGGCAGACACCGATTATTTGGAGCGGCACGCGGCATTGCGCGGCATTACCCGCCGAGCGGCAACCCGCGCAGGCGGCACGGCAACACTGGCGGGCACGGCAGGGGCAAGGCTGACGGCAGGGGCGCAGATTAAGCTGGGCAACCGTTTTTATACTACCCACGCTGATGCGGTGATTGACGGCAGTTTAAGCGCTCGCGTGCCGATTGTGGCAAGCGAAGCGGGCGAGCAGGGCAATTGCGACACCACCGCAGGGCAATTGATGGCAGCCAGCGCGGGCATCAACAGCGATGTGATGCTATCGGCAACGGGCGGCACGGATGCGGAAAACGATGCTTCACTGTTGTCGCGCTTGTTGGAGCGCATCCGCCGTCCGCCCGCAGGTGGTAATCGGCACGATTATAAAAACTGGGCGTTAAGTGTGGATGGCGTATCCAGCGCCTATGTTTATCCGCTGCGGCGCGGCTTGGGTACGGTGGATGTGGCGATTACATCAGCCAATCAATTGCCCAGCGTAGAAACCTTGGCGGCGGTGCAAAACTATATTGATGCGGTGCGCCCTGTTACCGCCAAAAATGTGCGCGTGCTCGCGCCTGAAATCACGCGGGTGGATGTGCGCGTGCAAATCAAGTTAAGCGGTGCGGATTGGGCGGCGGCGCAGCGGGCGATTGCCGCTGCGGTAACGGCTTATTTTGATGCGCTGATTCCTGCCGATGGCGTGGTGGTGTCGCAGCTAGAAGCGGTAATTAGCAATGTGGCGGGCGTGGTGGATAGGGTGTTGCTTGCGCCGCGCGAGAATTTGCACGCGGACACGGTGAGCAAGATTGAGTGGTTCAAATTGGGCAGCCTGAATATGGAGCGCATGGCATGAGTTATCAGGAAGTGTTGCTGGGCTTGCTGCCGCCTGTGTCTTATGCGCGCAGCGGCGAACGGGTGCGGCGGCAGGCGCAGATTGATGCGCGGGTGTTGGATGGGGTGGCACGCAGCGCGGAAGCGGTGGCGGCGGCGTGTTTGCCCGACACATCGGGCGCATTGCTGGCGGATTGGGAGCGAGTGCTGGGCTTGGAAGCGGCGAATGTGGGCAAGCCTTATGCAGCACGGCTATCGGCGGTGTTGCTGAAAATCAACGCGGTGGGCGGGTTGAGCATTCCCTATTTTATCCAGCTGGCGCAAAGCGCGGGCTACACCATCACCATTGACGAGCCGCAGCCGTTTCGCGTGGGCATTAACCGCGCAGGCGATAGGCTCGCGCCCGAAGAGATTATGTGGGTGTGGGTGGTGAATGTGGCGGCGAACACGCAAACGGTGTGGCGCTTTCGCGCGGGAGCAAGCTGCGCGGGCGAGCGGTTGAGCGTATATGGCGACAGCGTGATTGAAACGGTGTTTGAAGACTTGAAGCCCGCGCATACGGCGGTGCGGTTTACTTATAAGGATTAAATATGATTGCAATTGAAACGCAGGATAAGCAGTTTCACGATGGCAATGGCACCACCGAGCTGGGCACGATTTTGCCTGCATGGTGGCTAAACCAAGTGCAAGATGAGCTGCTGGCGGTGGTGCAAGCGGCGCAAATTGCGCCCAATAAGGCGACAACCAACCAGCTGCTGGCGGCGATTAAGGCGATTGCGGGCGATTTTGTGACTGCGCGTGGCAATGATTTTTGCCCCAGCGGCATGGTGATGATTTTTTCAGGTGATACTGCCCCCGCAGGCTGGCTAAAAGCCAACGGCGCGGCGGTGTCGCGCACTGCCTATGCCAAATTGTTTGCCGCGATTGGCACGCGCTTTGGCGCGGGCGATGGGTATAGCACGTTTAACCTGCCCGATTTGCGCGGCGAGTTTCCGCGCTTTTGGGACGATGGGCGCGGGGTGGACAGCGGGCGGGTGTTCGGCTCGGTGCAGTCGGACAACACCCGCCGCCACATCCACGGCACGGGGATGATGAGCGATACCGACGACGCGGTACTGATTTCGCAGGAGTGGGGGGGCAGCCTGCCGAGGGACGCCGATTTTGCCACCATACAAATCAACGGCACGCTCGACAGCCTGCTGGAAAACCGTTACGACAATCCCGCCCACCGCCGCAACAATATATTCCGCCGCCCGCTCGGCACGGCGGAAAACGAAGCCCTGCCAGATGCCCGCAGCGAGACCCGCCCGCGCAACGTTGCTTTGTTGGCGTGTATCAAAATCTAATCTAAAAGGAGCAAAACCATGAGTGATTTACCCAAAACCAAACCTGTGTGCCAACTGGATGCAGCAGGCTTTTACCTGCGCCAAACGGTTGCCGACCAAGACCCGATGCAGCCTAAAAATTGGCTGATGCCTGCGGGCTGTATTGATGCCAATCCGCCCGAGCAAAAACAAGGCTTTGCCGCCCAATGGCAGCCTGAAAATCAGGCGTGGCAGTATCTACCCGATTATCGCGGGCAAACGGTTTATCACACGCAAACAAGGCAGCCTGAAACCGTGCAAACCGTGGGGGAGTTGCCCGCGCATTTAACCCTAATTGCCCCGCCGAGCGGACTGCACCGCTGGAACGGCAAAACGTGGGCGTTGGACAAGGCAGCCGCCGCAGCCGTTAAAGCCGAGCAGCAAGCCGAAATGTGGGAGCGTATCAAAGACAAACGCGCCCGATCACGCCACGCGGGCATCTACATCAACTCGCTGAAAAAATGGCTACATAGCGATGCCGACAGCCGCCAGCAATACACTTTCCTGCGCACGCTGGATAAGCTGCCTGAAAACCTAATGTGGAAAACGGTGGACAACAGCTTTGTGCCGATGACCCGCGCGCTGCTAGACGAGTTGAGCTTAAAGCTGATTGCTGATGAGCAGCACGATTTTCAAAACGCCGAGCGGCATAAAGCCGCCATGCTAAAAGCCGAAAACCCGCTGGACTACGATTATTCAAGCGGGTGGAGCGCGGCGGATTTAATGAATAAGGAGGTGCAACATGGATAACCGCGTTGTACTCGCGCTGTACAAAGGCAACCGCAGCGGCAAATGGTACAGCCCCCGCGTGTTGCAAGCGCGGTTGGGCGACTGGTTGATACGCACATTCACACGCAGCCCTTACAGCCATTGCGAGATTGCTGTAAATAAGGGCAATGGGCAATACGACTGCTATTCCGCCAGCCTGCGCGATGGCGGTGTGCGCATGAAAACCATGCCGCTGCCTGCGGATAAATGGGATTTAATCCCCATCAACCAACTTGATGCCTACATTGATGTGCTGAACTACTTTGCCCAAACGCGCGGCAAGCCGTATGACTTTATCGGCGCGTGCGGCGTGGTGCTGGGGATTAAGGGCAGCCTGAAAAAGTGGTTTTGCTCGGAGTGGTGCGCGGCGGCGTTGGGGTTGCAGTATCCCGACCGATGCAGCCCGCAGGCGTTGGCGGATTGGTTTAGGCAGCCTGAAAAGGCAAAAGAAAAGTCCTGACATCAGGAAATTTGAGCAACGAGAAAGGCAATTTATGCAACAAAATTTAGAAAAACCGTTTGACAAGGAAAAACAGCGTGCAACAATTTTTACAGACAGACAGACAGACAGACAGACAGACAGACAGACAGACAGACAGACAGACAGATACTAAACCCATGCCCATTATCGCGTGGATGGGCGGCAAACGCCGTTTAGCCAAGCATTTGCTGCCGTTATTTCCCGAGCATAGTTGTTATGTGGAGCTGTTTGCAGGCGGGGCAGCTTTGTTTTTTCTGCGCGACAAACCCGCCCGCTGCGAAGTGTTGAATGACATCAACGGCGATTTGGTGAATCTTTACCGCGTGGTGCAGCATCATTTTGACGAGTTTGTGCGCCAATTTGAATGGCAATTGAGCAGCCGCCAAATCTTTGTCCAACTGCAAGCCACGCCGCCCGATACCTTAACCGACATTCAACGCGCGGCGCGTTTCTTTTATCTGCAATACAATACATTTGGTAAAAAACCATTTGGACGACACTATGGCACAGCCACCACCAGCAAAGCATGGAATGCCGCCACTGTGGCACAAAAATTGCACACCGCGCAGCAACGGCTCGGCGGAGTGTTTGTGGAAAACGAAACATGGCAAAGCTGCTTGAAACGTTACGACCGCCCGCACACCTTTTTCTACGCCGACCCGCCTTACTGGCAAACCGCAGACTATGGGCGCGGGTTTGATTGGTCAGAATACGAACAGCTTGCCCAAGCCATGCGCAGTATGCAGGGCAAAATGATGTTAAGCATCAACGACCACCCTGATATTCGTGCTTTATTTGCTGAATTTAAGGTGGTGGAATTGGAGCTGGCGTATTCGGTGGGCAGGCAAGCTGAAAGCAGAGGCAAGCGCGGAGAGTTGGTGGTGATGAATTATTAG